CGATCTTTTACTTCAATTGATAACTCATCACGAGAGAAACCCGCTACTGCAAGCTCAATAAGATAATCATTCTCACCAGTTCTGATAATGTTATGAGGTGGATAATGATCGTTAGCATGAGTTGCTACTTGATCAAGTTCGTTTAAAAGATGATCGAAACCCACGAAAGATGAACGTGGAAATAGTTGTTTTACGCCTGTCATTGTTTTTCTCCTTTTTCAAGCAAGAACAGTATGAGACCGGATTATCCGCATCTCGATTTTATTTATAACGAATTAGTTAATTAATTGGTGAAACTCTGATATTTAGTTTAATTTTATCACCAACTCTATATCTACTCTTTAGCGTTTTGATAGTATAAAGATGACCTTGATACATATAGTCTACTGAATATCCAGCTTGAACCATTTCTTGAGCAGTTTCATAATTAGTTACACAACGAACTTCTTCGTGATATTCACGAGTTTGAACTCTATTACCACGATTATTATCAGCAGAAATTATTCCGCCTAAGATAGCACCGGCAGCTGCACCACGGTCATTACCGCTTACTCCTTTACCAAGCAATCCACCAATAATCATACCACCAAGAACGTCTCCGCCGGTTGCACCACCGTTATCGTAATACCCAGCGCGCGGCACTCTTACAGTAGTGCATGATTCATATGGAACACGAGTTTGTTGCCATACCCAATTTTCTGTTACAGAAGTAACAGAACCATATGCTTGTTGATAGCCGGCCGAACGCTGTGGGCCAGCATTTGCGCATCCAGATACAAAGATTGTAGCTACAGCAGTAAGTGCCATAATAGTCTTTTTCATAACTTTTCTCCAATTTCTAAGTATATTATACAACAAAGCTGGCCAATTGTAAACAGTTTTTTTTAGCTATTACCAATATTATATTTGGGACAAAGCTCCCAATTGGCTTTATCTTTATGAGAAATAATTTTAATTTGACGTAATGGAGCTACGTTTCGTGCTTCTTCTGGTTTTGTAATAGAAATTAATCCCCAATCAGAAAGTAGTGTAGCAATTGTATTACGTCTTTGAATATCATTTTCCATCAAATTAGATGGCTTTGAATCGAGCAAAAAGAGCTCTTTAAAATGCACAATAAAGTATCTACCTTGTTTGTGCAGTATATGGCACGATTGAAATAATTTGCGATCTTTGAGTGAAGCCACACCAATACGAGTTAATGTCTCTCTTACTTTCAAAAAGTCATCAGGCTCGTTCAATGTGATTTCCAGCATCGAAGCCGGTGACCAGTCATAAATTTCATTATTATTATTTTCCACCTTTGAACATCCTCTTTTTTAATTCTTGTATTTGTTCATTAGAAATTAGAGAAAGAACTTGGCGCGCTTTTTCATTACTATAGCCATAATATTCTTTCACTACGTTTAAAGCATCTGGATCAGTATTTTTATTCCACTTACTAAAACGCTTGCGCTTCCTAACAATATTTATAAGAAAATCAAATTGAAGACGATGGTCTAAGTTATGATACTTATTCATTTCATTTGCATAAAGAACAGTATCTTGAAAATAAGAAAGACCACGATTAACCATAAAAGGATTATATTCATCCTCTGCAATATCGTCAACCATAATGTCTTTTTTAGAATAGTTAATAGAATTAAGATAATCAAAAAAGTTCATAATATAAATCCAAAATACTAGTGGCCGGCTATAATTTGTTGTAGCATATTTTTAGTTAAGCCTTCATGCTTAATATGTTCAATACCATTATAAAGAATAGGAACAGTTCGATGGCCCTGATCTACAACAAAAGATTTTGCTTCAGCATTTTGTTCAATATTGATTTCTTCATACTCAACATTCCAACCGTTAAGTTGATTTTTAAGTTTTACACAATAAGAACAATTGTTTTTTGAATACACTGTTAGCATTATTTGAACTCCACATTTGCCATAACTTCTGTCATACAAGCAACCACATTCAATTCATGGTCCGCAACAAAAGCATTTTTATATTGATAGTCAGCCAAGATCAAAACAAGTTGAGGAATTGACTGTGGTACTATATATTCATTCATTGAATCATATAGTTTACGGAATATAGCTTGAGGTTCAGTATCAATATTATTGACAACCCATTGGCGCATAGCTTTAAAGTCTTTACCTTTTAGAGCAGCCATAAGAGATTTAATATTTGTGTCGTTTAGATCAACCAGCATTCCTGCATCAATTTTTCCAGATACAGAATATCGCTGCAATTCATTAAGAACACGGCGCCAATCAGGAAAGTGTTTGGTAATTAATTGAGCAACTGCATCAGGTACAAATTCTACATTTTCTTTTTGTAGAATTTCACTTGCGCGTTTGAAAAATTGGCCAGCCAATTCGGGTTTTTGATCGTTTGGAATAGCAAATTCATAAACAGAACAACGAGAATGAAGAGGCTCGATGATACGATTTTTGAAATTACATGTCAAGATAAATCGACAATTATTCGCAAACTCTTCAATAAAGCCACGAAGGGCTGGCTGAGTTGATTGTGGATTAAGATAATCAGCCTCATCAAGGATGACTACCTTATATCCACCATGAAGTGAAACAGTAGAGGCAAACTGTTTCACTTTATTACGCAGAGTATCGATGTTTCCCTCTTCCGAACCATTAACCAGAATGTAATCTAGGTCGAGCTCATTACACAAAGCTCGAGCAATGGTGGTCTTACCTACACCGGCAGTACCAGTGAAAAGCATATTAGGCAATTCACCAGTAGCAATAATCTGCCTAAATGTTTCCTTGAGGGACAAAGGAAGAATAGCTTGTTCAACAGTACGAGGACGGTAGCGTTCTACCCATAGAAAATCAGACATTCACTTACTCCATAATTTAGTAGATATATTATATAACAATTAGGCTGATTTGTACACTAGGTTGTGATTGATTCATACAATTCTTCGATTTCTTCTCGCTCTTGTTGAAATTGTGCAAAGTTTTGTTTATGAAACATTGTTGCCAATTTGTTGAGATATTTCTTTTCAATGTCTACTTTATCTGAGAGATCGTCAATAATATTCTTTTGAAGATCTTTTTCTGCTTCTACTCGAACAGACGAATTAGACCATTCTTTCAAAGCAGATAAAATAACTTCACGATCATTAGGATTATTCACTACCATTTTTAGAGCATTCTCCAATTTAAGTTTTTCATAATATTGTGTAGATGATTGTTCAATCATAGTTATTCGAATTCTCCACCATCAGCTGGATCTTCTACTTTTTTCTTAGCTCGGGTCTTTTTAGGAGCTGGAGCTGGAGCTGGAGCTGGTTCTTCTACCTCTTGAACTGCATCTATCTGCGCTTGTTGTTCTTGAGCAGCTTTAACAAAAGCTGAAAATTTATCATAAGTACGTCCAACAAAAGTCATTTCACTTGCTTTAAATGCGCCACGTTCAGTAGCACTATTAAAAATACGCAGCGCGTTCATTAGGTCTTCTACACCTAGTTCGATATCTTGTTCACTCATATTAGCCTCCAAAGGTTGAGTTTTTTTCAAGAGCCACCCAATATTCAATAGGTGTATTCTTAGCTTTAAAATTAGAAATTAGTTTGTTTGAAATTGAAACTTCATAGTCATCATTAACAAATTTAAAATTGCCAATATTGAAAACAAAATTACATGTTGATCCAGCACCAACAGATTCATCTAGATCAATCTCATAAGAGTTAGACGTAGAATCCTTAGTATCAGTTACAATCAATTGCGGTGTAGATCCAGGTTCACATTTAATTATGCAATCTGTAACTCCAAGCGCGCTTGAAGCTCGACGAATATTTGACATATCTTCAGCAGTAAGAGTAAATGTAACATCACATGGTGGCATTACAACATCTTTACTTGGTGTAGTCAAAATTGAAGGTTCTGAAAAGAAATACTTAACAGCACGTTTGCCTTCAGCTACACGAACAGATTTAAATTCATTATCAAACATAAGATCTGGATCGTCAAACATATTAACAACACCGAGAAATTCATTCAAATCGTAAATACCAATTTGAGCTGGAATATCTTCAGCAATAGTAGCTGATGACATAATAGTTTTTGATTCAGACATTGTTTTTACGACATTGCCTGGATTTAACACAACATTTGAATTGATACCAGCAAAGTTTTTCAACGTTGAAAGGGTTTCATCACTTAGTTTCATTTGTTATTTCCCATATATTTTTTAGACGCACGATCCCACTCTTCTGGAGTAGCATCGTCAATTAAGTTTCCATAAGTTAATGTAGTCACACTATCAAGATCTACAGTAACGCTATCTATATTATTATAACCCATATTATCTGCATTGTACATACCTGAAAGTGAAATAGTGTCACTATTTGATAAATCAATTGTCAAACCATCAGGAATATCTAATGTTTGCTCTTTTGCAGTTTCAGTATCATGGATGTATAATTGAATAAGAGCGTAATGAAGAACCTTCATCAGATCTTTTCGAGCATCTTCACGAGAGCCCTTTTTACCATATCGGTTTGAATACTTATCAACGTTGCCCATACAAAAACCAGTACCATGACCACGTTCAATAATTACTTCAGTAGATTGAAATTTATTAGTGGCATAATGACCCTTATATGTAGAGTCAATATACGACTGAAATTCTTCAATCAGATTCCGTTCGTTAAATTTATAATCAATCATTTATAGCACTCCGTAGAATATCGTCTAAAGAAACGTCAGATCCAAGTGTTTCTTCAATAGCGGGTTGAACATCAACCTTCGTGTACAAATCAATGAAGGCCTCTTTAGTATCTTCGTCAAAACGATTTACACAGAGTTCAATTGCTTTTTGACGATCATTGAAGATTGAAAAGCTTTGAACAATGTGACAAAGACGACGAGTAGAAATGATTTCATCTACACCGTCATCTTCAAAAGTTTTGCGAATTGTTTCACTCCATACAGTAAGCAACTCAGCAAATTCTTTATCAACACAATTATATTTTTCCATGTGCTTCATTACGATTTTGCGTTCAATTGAAGATGTAGGATAGGGTTGCTCGAGGGTGATTGTAAAGCGCTCAAGGAAGGCTTCATCGATGATAGTTGCTGCAATGAAGCGGCCATCATCTGAGCCTTTACCTTTAGTATTTGCTGTAGCAATCACATTAAACCCATTTGAAGGAGAAACGACCTCACCAGTTTTCTTGATGAGAACGGGTTTACCCTCGAGCACTCCTTGTAGACACATGATTTTATTTGATCCACGATCGATTTCATCGATGAGGAGAATGGCGCCACGTTCCATTGCTTTGATGACTGGTCCTTTTGCAAAAACCGTTTCACCATCAACGAGGCGGAATCCACCGATCAGATCATCTTCATCTGTCTCAGGAGTTATTTGAACTCGTACGTATTCACGATTGGCTCGAGCACAAGCTTGCTCTGCCATCATGGTTTTACCATTACCAGAAAGACCAGTAATATAAGTTGGATAGAAAATTCGAGATTGGATGATTTTTTCAACATCCTTGAAGTTACCCCAGACAACATATGTATCTTCTTTTTGAGGGACAAAAACTTCGTCGTTAACAACAGAAGATACTGAAGTCATAGGAGCATTTACCTCTTCTTGTTTGAAAGGGACAACTTGCGCAGTAAGGCTATAAACACCACGCTTTACCTTTGGTTGCGACGTAATGTATTTATAAACTGGGCTAGCTTTCATACCAAGAGATTTACCAACTTCAATAACTTCATCAGGTTTGAAGTCGGTGCGATTAGGATATTGACGAGCCAATTCTACCAGTAGTTCACGTTCATTAATCATAATATAGTCTCCACATCATCATCATTTATAAGTATATTCTACCATACTTCTCAGTGAATGTACACAGTTATTTTCACTTTTATGCAATTATTTCTGCAAATTTTGCTGATAGAACCCTATTACCTTTCTTAGAAGAAGAGTACTTCTTAAAAGCTTTGGCAATCTGAGCCTTTGAAGCGTTTTCATCAATTTCAAGTTCTTCGGTATCTGTATCAATAGATTTACGATCTGACTTTACTACAAAGTAGCGATCAAAGCCTGATACATTATCCATACTTAAGAACTTTTGCTTATTATATTTTTTGCGAAGATCTTTCAATTCTTCGGCGCTAATATAAGTATTGGAGTTTTTCCAAATAGCTCCATTGAAATCATATGCTCGTTGAGCAAGGAAGAAGCCGACTGTAGTAACATCCATATTACGAAGCTGATTCAACAAGAAAGATGTTACTTTACGTGATTGACGAGTTACCTTATGTAGTTTACCTCTAATATTAATAATAGCTTCACCACTATAACGAATATATTCAGAAGTATTTACACGAACGTTATGACCATCACCATCTGAAAGAAGAACAAAGTTTACTTTTTGTACTGGATTTTTAGCTTTGAAATCTTCAATAATATATTTCGAAACCATTAAAGTTTCATTCAATGGAGTTCCACCAAAGTGTTCTACTTCTGAAATATGGCCCCAGCGATAATCATCAATAGAACGCTTCCACAAAAATTTAAAAGCGTCTTCATAAACTTCTTTTTCCATTTTAGAAGAAAGCAATTCGAATACTCGTTGACTGCGGTGATCTATTTCTGCTTCACCAACAGGAGAATATGCTCGACCCGCAGAATCACCTCCAGTAAAACCATAAACTTCAAAAGGAATGTTTACCTTTTTACAAAACATTGAAAGGTTCAAAACTTGCTTTAATGTTCCACCCAAGATGTCTCCCATAGAACCAGAGAAATCAATCATCATAACCATACCATGAGATTTTGCATCTGCAAGATTAGTTACACGAGCAAAAATATCATCAGTAAATTTATAGTTATAAAGCTTATTCACATCTAAGGAACCTGAACGAGCTGATTGAGCTCGGCGAGTACGAAACGCAGCTTTACGCATTTCAAACTCTTTTGCGAGAAGATTAGTTACTTTCTTAGTTTCATCAATAAAAGCTCTATAGTCTTTTTCTTCAACTTCAATATTGCTACCTGTGATAGCGCGTGACAATAAAACATCGTTGTATGTGAATAGCATATCTTTGAATTGACGGCGAGTAATATGCTTCATATAAACTGGTTGACGGCCATTTGCATCTTGATCAAGTAAATCGCTTTCCATTGACCGGAAAACTTCATCAGTTTCTACCTTTTCAGGAGAAGTGTCACCAGCTTCAGCTTTAGTAGATGAACTTTCTTCTACTTCGTCTTCCGATCCCTTTGAAGCTTTAGTTTCTTCTTCATCCTCGATAGAGTTCTGTTCGCCTGCCATAGGTAGATCATTCCTCGGATCTCCGAGATTTTCATTCTGATTGACATCTTCATTTTGCGAATCATTATCATTTTTCTGCTCCTGCGCGTTTTCTTTCATATACTCATATAAAGCTTTACAGGCTTCTATAACATCTTCCCAAGTATCTACTTTGAATGCCATATCAACTAAAGGTTGTTCTTCAGTAGAGAAAGGAACTTCAACTAAATCACGAAGCTTTGCTTTAACGTTAATACGATCAATCAATGAATATGATTCAATAGCACGATCTTTCGTACCAAAGAAATTTTTATCAAAAAGATCTTTATAACCAAGCTTGAAACAACGAACAAGACCTGGATATTTTGCTTGAATTTTTTTCTCGATACGAATATCTTCTACAACATTAATGTAAGAGCGAGGACATCCAGGAATTTGAGTTGTAGAGTCATGCCATCCATCTGCTGGAGTATAAAGAGCATGACCAACTTCATGACCAATCAATAAATCAGTTAGATTTTTAGAAACGTCTTTCCAAAGAGGAAGACCAAGAACACGTTTCACAACGTCAAAGAAGGCTGTTTGATAATTGCCATATTGAACGTCAATATTTTCATTAGCTAGTAGCTTTGCTAAGATAGATTTAGATTGTTTAGCCATGCCATTTCTCCATTTGTTAAGTATATTCTACCACAACAAAAAGCAAATGTACACAGTTTTTTTCATATTTTATGAAAAAAGTTTTTTATATAAATCAATAACTTAAGCAGCTAAGGCAGATTTTTTTAATTTTTTATTCCAGCGATCTAACTGAACTTTAGATAGATGACTCCAAAAGAACTTGCCTTCCATGTGATCGTATTCATGCTGAATAATTCTATTAGTTACACCCATGAATAATTGTTCTTCTTGTTTATTTCCTTCATAATCAATAAAAGTCATTCGAATAGCATCTGGACGTTTAACATTCATAAAGAGATCTGGATATGTAAGACAACCTTCTTCTAGCAAAAGTTTTCGATCTGAGTACCATGTAATTTGTGGATTAATAAATGCCTGCTTGTATTCTTCATATTTAACGACAAACATTCTCTTATCGATTCCAACTTGATTAGCAGCTAATCCAGCACCGCCATTTTTATCAACAAATGCAAATAAATCATCTGCAGTTTTTTGTAATTCGCTAATATCTAGATTTTCAATTGGAGCCAACACTTTATTAAGTAATGGATGATTATTCTTTAGTATGTTCATTATGCTGCCTTAATTTTGCTAAAATTATGTTCTTTAATAAATTCAATTTTACTTCTGAATTTACCATCAAGTAAATCACCTTTATGTGAAATAACAAATACGTTCGTTGCTTGATCATCTAAAGTATAAAGGATCTTCATTAGGTTATCAATACCATCATGATCTAGAGACGAATCAAACGTTTCATCTAGAATTAGCAAATTCGTAGATGTTGAGTTTTTCATTCTAGCGATTTGACGCCACGTAAAGAGTAAAGCCAAATCAATTCTTTGTTTTTCACCTTCGCTAAAGCTTGCATAATTGAATGAGTCCCTATGGCGAGATTTGATTGTTTCATTAAAACTTTCATCTAGCTCAAACTTTACAAAGAAGTCAAGTACCTGAAGATATTTATTCACTAAGTTATTCATAACAGGTAAATACTGTTTAATTACCTTTGTCTTAATACCAGTATCTTTTAGCATTTCTGATGCAGCTTGGTTATATGATTTAGTGTCAATCAACTTTAGCTTTTCTTCAGATAAAACATTACGAGATTCTTGTAGTTCTGATAGTTCAGAATTAGCTTTTGATAAATCTCCTGTAGAACCCCTTAGTGAATCTATTTCAGTCTCAAGATTGTGTATTTGTCTTTGGAGCCCTGCGATTGTAGAATTGTTAGTTGATATAGACGCTGTCTTCTCTCTGACCTGCTCTGCAATGCTATTGAGTTGTTCAATAGCCTGTTCCACAATAGCTGACTGTTCAGATGCATCAGAAATTGCCGTGTTAAGTTCTTGGGCTTTGGACTTGGCAATGGACAATTTTTCGTGTCTGAGATCATCACCAATACCTTGGGAGCATGTTGGGCAAACATCATTCTCTTCGTAGAACTTTGCGTCTTTAACAACCTCTTTGATTTTTGATTGGAATTGAAATTTGAATTGAGAGAGGCTTTGCTTTTTATCATGATTGGTTTTGAGACTTTCAGCAAGACCTTCTTGAAGACTTTCGATCTCTTGGGATAAGCCGTTGTTGACCATATTGAGTTCTTCGATCTCGTCTTGATTGGCATCGATCTGGTCAGTTTTCTTTTCAATTTGCTCATCATTCAACTCCGTAATATCACGAATATATTTCTTTTGAAGAGAAATCTTTTCTTTATTCAAATCATATTCGTATGTAATATTGCCAATTTCTTCTTTGAGTTTTGAATCCTTTTCACGAAGGATTAAATTCATTTTCGAAAATACACCAATATCCAAAAGATCTTCAATTACATCTCTACGGTGGCCTGCTGGTAGTTGCATAAATGGAATAAACGAAGATGATCCGAGTACAACAATTTGGTGAAATGACTTATGATTCAACTTTAAGATATTTTGCTCTAAAAATTTTTGATAATCTTTAGCGGCAGATGATTGATTAATCATATTGCCATTTTGCCAGATCTCAAACTTAGTTGGTTTGATACCACGCTTTACTGCAAACTTATGGGAACCAATTGTAAAGTTAACTTCAACTTCAGTATTCTTACCATTAATAGTATTTACTAGTTGTGGTTTATTTATGTTGCGATGTGGTTTACCAAACAAGGCAAAGGAAAGAGCATCAAGAAGAGTACTCTTTCCTGCACCGTTTTGGCCAACAATTAATGTAGTAGGTGATTTATCTAGTTGAACTTCAGTAAACTCATTACCTGTTGATAAAAAGTTTCTCCAACGGATTTTTTCAAAAACAATCATACGATTTCCATACTTTGAGCTTCTACATAAAGAGTTCTCATAAGGTTCTTAATACGGCCTTTATCTAGGTCAGTTTCAACTGCTTCAACATATGAATCTAAAAGTTCAGTAGTATCTTCTACTGAAAC